CTCAGTGACGTAGGCGGCCAGCTCGGCGGAGCCGAACTTCGGAGCGGAAGCGGCACGAGCGGCCTGGGCCTTGGCGGTAGACCGCTTGGCCTTCGGTGCCTCCTCGGCCTCCTCCTCCATCTCCTCGAGCTCCTCGAGGTCCTCGTCCTCGTCGCCCTCCTCGACGTCCTCGAACTCGTCCTCCTCGGGCTCTTCGACCGGCGCGGCCTTGGTCTTGGTGGTGGTGCGGGCACTCGGTGCCATGGTCCCCTCCCGGGGGTTTCGGGTGACTGGTTATCTTGTTACGGTGACGGGGAGCAACATTACCCGGCTTTCGGCTAGCCGTCAAAGCGAGCGCATTTAGCTCCCACGGTCCGGCATAGCATGGCACCCAACCACGGCACCCGATCCGTTGTTCTAGTTCTCTAGGAGCGAACTCATGGCCCTTCTCGTCATTCTCCACTTGCCGGACCACACCACCGATGTGGACACGATCGCTGCCGAGATCGAGGTGAACGCCGGAGCCCGGGTGGTTGGCGTCTTCGACTATCCAGCTCGGCGCGATTGCGTAGATCATCCCAACTGCTTCATCAACGGCAAGCAGCCATGGGTCCGGGATCGGCTCGGCTTCATGAAGTGCGGAGTCTGCGGCAAGCGGAATAACCGAGTTCGGCGCTTTGTCATCAATTCCCTCTTCGACTTCCTTGGAGCTAACCTCTACAAGGATGCCCCTGCGGCCTTCCGTACACCGGAAGGGTATGGGCAATGACTGACCGCATTTAATCAGCGGTGGTTACCCACTTCGTGGGTATAACACACCATGCTGGATTAAAAAGCGGAGTCATAGTCACGGCTGCAAAGACCCCCCGATTTAATCAGCACTATCGGGGGGTCCGTGCTTGTTACTCGCTGTATTAACGCTGGTTATTTAGCGTCACCGGTCAGGAAGTCAACCGGTTGGTTCCCCGCACCTCACCATTCGCCGGAACGGTGGTCCCGTTGATCACCGTCGTGATCGGCTGCGGGGTGAACGCCACGCCGAGCGTTGCGAGACCGGTGATGACCAAGTTGATGATCTCGTTGGTTGTCAGGCCGTCGGTGATCAGCCCGACCAGCAGCGAGACCACAGCGATGGCTGCTGCGACCCAGGTCTTCATCTTCGTGTACTGCGGCAGGTTCGCCGTTGCCCAGACGTTGAATGCCATCAGAGCCTGGAGAGCAACCTGCACCCACTCGCTTGCCGTGATGCTGTTGTCAGCGTTGGCCTGCTGGATCGTGGTCAGGATGGCCATCACGATCAGACCGAGAATCGGCCAAATCAGCTTTTTGCTCATGTCCCCTCCTCCGGGGTGTGGACAGTTTGAGTCGAGGCGCAAATAACTGCGCCCAGACAAGGGTGATCAGGCCGGACCACACCGCGATGGCGAATAGCACGAATACTGCCGCGCGCCACGCGAGGAACCCTCCTGGCAGATCCACTCCGAGTTGTCGGAGAGCTACCATTACCAAGACGGAGGTGGTAGTCCCCAATATCGCAGCCAGTACCCGACCAAGAACGTCAGTCCACCAGCGGACGATGACGAAGTAGATCACAGCGACCAGGAAGATACCTACCGCCCCAATCTGGTAGCCCAGGCTACCGAGCGATTCAAGCCCCATTTTCTTGCACTCTCTGCCCCAAGCGGCGGAGCATTTGACGGAAGTTGTTGTCAGATCGGGACTGTGCCCAGCCCTGGGCAATCTTAGCACCACGTGAAACTACCTGTTCCGCGTGGACTAATGCAGCATCGGCTTCCTGCCACGCTTCTTTTCTCTCCTGGCGGTCCGCTTCGGTCATGATCCGAGTGCCCTTCGTTGCATCTCGGCTTGCCAAGCTTGGAGAAGGCGGAGCATGGTTTCGCCCTGATCTTGCAAAGGTTCAAGGCCGGACGCCAGCATTTCGCTGACCGCCTGCCACTTGTGGGCTACACCGCGCCAGTCATCCTCCCGTGTACGGGCATCGTCCGCCCTCTTCTCCGCAGCCGCGACAGTTCTTGTCAGATGTAGTTCATATCGATCAATCGTCGCCTTCATCTCTCGTTCATGCTGAGAGGTTAGTGAGGCGACTTCTCGGTCATGTTGCTTCGTCAACTCATCGACCTGGCGCTTGGTCCATAGCCGAGAGGTGAAAAGCCCCATGAGGATGAGCATAACCAGGCCGCCGATCGAAAGCCCGTTAAGGGCCCATGTCGGCAACCCGGCTATCTCGGGAGGAACACCCTCAGCGAAGAACATTTCCTCCCCGTCCCGCTCGTCGTCAGTTGGTGTGGACTGTGCCGTGCTCGGTGATGGTGATCTCGGCTGCCTGCGCCACACGAGCGAGCGGGGAGTTCGACGGTACCTGCTGTCCGTCCTTGTCCGGGTGGCCGATCCGGAAGTTGCGCTCAACCTGGGTGTCGTTGAAATGCTGCGCGACCGTGCGACCAGGGTAGCCCTCGGACCAGCCGGAGGCCTCGAGCATCGCCTTGCCCACCTCCTTTCGGATGGTCGGGTCCTTCAGCGCGCCGAGAAACAGCGAGTTGTACGTCTTCTGATCCACGGGGAACTCCTCCTCTGCCTTGTACGTCGAGAGGATTCCCCACGACGACGTGTTGTTCTCGGGATTGCTTGCACCACTCCCACTCCCGTACTCAAACGAGACGTGAAAGTGCAGGATATGCGGATCTGATCCGCTGTACGCCTCCTGGACGAACTGCCAGGAACCGTTGACCCTCCGCCACACCCAGATGCGACGGTTGGAGATGACGTACTTGACACGTCGCTTGGTGTAGCCCATCGCGCGGACGTTAGCGACGATGAGCTGGACTATCCGCTCTGCCCCGCCCTTGATGAGCCACGGGCCTCGCGTGTCCACGTCTCGGGCGTGAACCTCGTTGATGTTGTCCGCATCGGAGGACGAGCCGGTGTTGCCGGTCTCATCCCGATTGTGATCGGACACACGCTCCTCATGTGCCTTATCACCGATTGTCCCGTCCTGCGCCTTGTTGCGCTTCGGGTCTCCGACAGCATTGACCTCGTTCAGCAACGACGTGCTGACCGGCAAGCTTAGAACGTCAGCCATATGATCCTCCTTTCGCATCCATCATCGCACGCACCCGCGTGGAGAATCTACGTTAGAGGGCACCCAGGTCCACGCTGAGCGGCCCACACCGCCGGTGCATGGTTCCCGGATGCCCCCGGGTTGTACGCGGGCTCTCAACCCATTGCGACGAGTAGGTCCCAGTCCTGGGGGATGCCCGCCTTGTTACGTACCTCCCCGGTTACCGGGTTGAACCAGTAGCCTTGGGGGACACGCCACCGGTCACGCCCGATCTGCCCATCACCGTAGACCTGGTTCAGGCTCAAAGATTCGCCGGTGTACTCGTCGTTGAGGACGATGTGTGACGGTCCTTCCAGCCGGTCCTGGGTCTCGGAAAAGACTCGGTCATCCATGGTCTGCTGGATGTCCTCGGCATTGGTGCCATCGAACTTGACCCAGGGTGTCTCGGGAATCCACTCAGGTTCGGTCATCAGATAACAACTCCTGTATCGCCGGGATCTGTACCGGCAAATTGTACGACCATATCGAGGATATCCCCGGAACTTGTGCAGAAGACAATCACATTTCCTGTGCCCGCCTGTCGGACGAGAGTCATCAGAATAGAAACTGTGGCATCCGTGGGGGATAGATACCATTCGTTGAGACTGACCACGTTTGACTGCGCATTGTTATCAATGGTCTGCCTCATGTACCCGATAATGGTGCTTGACGTGGTGGCAGCACCAGATGTGGAAAGACGAAGTTGAATCTTACCCACATCATTGTCTATCGTGCCATCCATGTTGATCGGGCCAGTAGATATCTGGTAAAGCTTACCCGCCTTCATGGTGATGTTGTCGATCCGCAGTACGCCAGTCTCAGTGGTCGTAACGTTACCTGTGGAGGTGGTACGTCGTCCTCGAGCGATAACCAGCTGCTGCGATCCTTCAATCGCAGAAGCTCGAGCATCGAGATCAGTGATGGCATTCTTCACAGCTACGCCGAAGCCAACCGAGGGGATCGGCTGACCCTGAACGGGCGGAGTGATCGTGTACGGGCCAGCCATGTTAGCTCCAAACTCCTTGGTCCCAGCCGTTCAGACCGTCCCACACCGCAGCGGGGAGAACCTGAACAGCAGTGATTCCCTGCAAATACGAGGCACCATCTACTCCGTGTTGAACGGCCAGGATGCGCCAGGTTCCAGACACCTTGGTTCCAGTGGCATCAGAGATCGTGATGAGGTCACCAGGTTTACGTCGGGGGTCAGCCATGGCGGTGATTGTCACTTGGGGACGAGGACGGGCAAGGATGTTCGTCAATTGCGCAGCCGTATCTGCCGCTGTCTGACGATCTTGCAACCAGTCAAAGTCAGCATCCAAGCTTCGCTCAGTCCGAATCAACACTGACGCATCATCTCGCACAGTAGTGTACCCGTCGGCCTGCCGGAAACCATATCCCAAGATATTGATGAATGGCACCTGATCAGCACCATTTACCAAGTACGTCGTAGTGCCAGTGAAGTTTACGACACGAAGCACCACTGATTGCGCAGACGTGCTGTCAAATGAGGCCTTGACGGAGTTCTCGTTAAGAACCGTGCCAGATCCATCGGCAGCATTGTTGACCGTGATGTAGTGCGCGTTTGGCTGGGGTCCGGTCGTAACCTGGGTGGAGGTCAAGTTGATGATGTTGTATTCTGTACCGCCATAGTTCGAAGCACCATGGATCTCAACAGCAGGCACATCCAAGGCCATCGTTAGCAACGTGGTACCTGGGGGGATCGTGATGGCCGTGAGGTATTGCAGAACCGGTTGTGGCTTGGTGTCTAGTCGCGTGTCCTGGAACTTCAGCGTCACAACATTACGGATGAGCGAAGGATCTGCCGCAGCTTCGAGTGCAGTCGAGTTCGTACTGGTATCTTGCACGGCAACCGAAGTCATCTGTGCTGTCTCACCAAAGTAAGTCGGCGGCAGGAACTCAAGCGCATCTATCTCGTTAGCTCGATACATCGCAAGGGCATTCCGAGCCACCTCGGAGAAGGTGTCCCAGACGTTGGCGGGCTCTTCTGTCGCCATTCCCTGCATCTTGATGTTGGTAGCCCGCATGGTTGCGTTCATCGCGTTAGGCATTGTCGGCAGCGGGTAGCAATCATCGAAGAAGTCCCGGAACAACACGGGATTTCCACTATCAATGATGACATCAGAAGTAGGCATATGGACGTTGAACGTGAAGCCGGTAGATCCCCCGTTAGATCGAAGCTGAGCATCAGTTGGGTATAGCTGAGAAGTATCATTCCAGCCGTTCGTGGCGAAGAACGTAGAAACGTTGGTCAGCTTCTGACCATCCATCTGATACAGATACTGCCCAGCAGCAAAATCCCACGCAAAGCCAATGTGATGCCACGCACCATCGGTAGGCAAAGCGAAGAACGATCCCAGCAAAACGCTTCCGTAGCCATGCGAGTCATTACCCATCGAGATGGTAGGCTGACGATTGCTGGGGTTCAACGTGCACGAGACATATCCGAGAAACGTGCCGTAGCGATCATTCGCTCGTACGTTGAACTGAAACCCGTAGTTATTTCCAGCCGGAAGGTACGCCGGATTGTCAGTTAGCGCATCACCCCTGACCCAAAATGACACTCTCCCCCGACTATTTGCCGATGACATCCAGTCGGCCATAACCGGCCCTGTTCCCCCGTTGTCGTACAGGTGAGGAAATTCGGAAGTCGGGAAGAGGTACATGGATCGAGCACCAAGCGACAGCCATACGGTTTTGCTGGCGTTCTGATAAGCATCCATCCCAGTCAAGAACTTGCCAGCCACTGGCTGTGGGTACTTATGCCCAAACAGAAGAGTAGGATTCACATTGTCGTAAAAATAGGCTGCATTGTAATCTCGCCAGGTACCCCAGTGAGCATGGACTGATCCGTAGAGGGGGTTCCAGTACCGGGAGTACTTGGTGGGTGCCGGGCCAACGAACGACCCTCCACGGGCCATCAGATACGTTACTACCCAGTCAAGATTCAAGCCCTCACGAAGCGCAGATACCACCGGCAACTGGATGCTTCGGTTCATCCGGATGCGAGCCTTACTCACCGCATTCAGCGTCACCTCATCACCAGAGATTGGTGTGCCTTGCATCTGTCCTTTGAAGACCTGGGTGTCCACACCGCCTGATGTCGTCAACGTGCGGATGAGGGCAGTTACATCTGGCACATCTCGGTTATATGCGGCGATCGGGCTATCGGTATTGAACTGTGACCACCATTGCTTGGCAGTCATCGTCGGACGCTCGAATATTTCAAGCGTCACGGCTGCCATCACGACAGCACTTGCACCAGACGCGTTACTGCTCGAAGCCGAGTAAGGCCCAGATCCCCGGAATGTACTCACGGCACCGGTAAGTAACAGACCGTTAACCGCCGGATTGCCAATGAGCGACACGCCTGTACCGCTCGGAGTAGATGTACCGACCGATGAATTCTGTCCCCAGAAGAATACCTGGTACCCAGCAGTCGGAGCCACCGTCGACTGGCTGTGAGAGGTAACACCAGTTCCGGTCTCAATCGACAGATCTGCCTTGGCTATCCTCACATCCATCACTCCACCGGAAGGAGTCCGGCCAAAGAAAGGGACGGTCATGGCGATGAAGTTAACTGCCGAATCAGATGTCAGCGTGAGGTATGGATTGGTGCTATTCCACCGCTTCTTGTAGTAGAGAAACATCTGATAGGGCGCATCAGCAATCGAGCCGAGGAACTGCCACTGATCCTTGGGATCCGTTAGGTTCTGAGCAAGTACCGTCGAGACGTTGTCTACGATCACGCATGCGAGCAGCGAGTCACCCTGTGCGGCGGTGGTCGGAATCGGTACCAGCAAGAACTTGGTCGTCGGATCGCTATTCCAACTAGACGAACTGCTATTCGAGTTCACGAAGGAGCGCATGCCTGACGAGCCGATTACCTGACCGATCCGGCCAGCCATCCCTGTCGTGAGCACCCCGGCAGCATCACCCTGACCAGTCATCGTCACCGTGTCTGGTAGCGCATCATCTAGTGCGTGAGTGACAGTGAACGTTCCCGACATTTGCTCAGACAGGTTCACGAGTGAGTCAGGATTGTCCGTCTTCTCAGTTGCCTGAACCTCACGCCACTGCGCTGTGAGCTGGTGTGGTCCCCACTCGATCGAAGCCGAATTGAGGGCATCATCTAGTGCCGTCATCAGGACACCAACTCCCGAAGAACCATGGTGATTGGAGCACGCCACTTCGCATCGAAGACCACCGTGTCAGTAAGCGAAAGAATCTCAACCGCTCGCATTCCTGATCCCGGTGCCCAGGGGTTGACCACGCTGTCTTGCTCGAACTGCATTGAATCAAGGAAGAGAGATCCTCCGGTCGTGATCGTAGATCCAGTCAACAGTACAGCAGGCTGACCGTACACAGCATTGCTCGGAGGCGTTCCAGTCGCAGAAAGCTGAGTCCATGTAGTTACTGCCGTAGTCGTAGACGAAGCCTCACTGATGAATGCACCAGAAGCATCCAGCCACCGCAATCGAAGACTTGCCGTGATGGAAGTATCCACTACGCCATCAGGAGCAAGATAACAACTCCACATATAAGGCAGGTTTTGCACCACCGGGTAGCCATACCAGTTCCGATACGGCGCATTGAGCAGCAGAATCGGTGTGGTCGATGCAGTCACAGGAAAGGACCATTGCAACGATCGAGGTGCGCCCGTTCGCTGAATCAGAGCAGTCCCGCTGAGCAACGTTCCATCAGCTGCTGCACCACCACTCGTCTTGAATCCAGTGGTGTCGTAGAGATGACTCGTCGTGCTTCCCTGATTAGGCAGCAGCATATTACTCACGGACGGATCAGCGAAGGCCCAAGGACCAAGCCCCATCGCACCGTACCAGTACTGGGCCAAGAGCCCGTAGTTGTCCTGATGCAGAGCATTCCAGTTTAAGGTTATCTGCCGTGCACCACTTGGTGAGGAAGTCACGATATGGTGAGCCGACGACGTGATGAAGTCAACAACGTTCTTCTCGAAGGGGCGGTCCACACCGCCGCGCGGCCATGGCAGTAGTGTCATCGCTCCGGGCTTGCCGAAGTAGATGTCAGGCCAGATTCGAGGTGCTCGCACCATCTCTACTTCCTCCCCGATCCAGCCCATGAGGTGAGCTGCTTACCTCGATCGTTTGCCTTCGTCACTGCCACCGGGTTACCGGTGATCGCATCGACCACGAGCGAGGCGAATTCCTTGTCCCCGATCGAGATCTTGTATTCGCGCGTTCCGGACGTCGTGACCGCCGGAGCCACTGCCGCTGAGGAGGCCCCCGATTTCGTCGTGGAGCCACTGGGAACCGTCGCACGGGACAATCCCGTGACCGCCCCCGCCAACGCGGCTGTGGGCCTCTGAGACCCATCATTGATGCCCTGAGCAAAGTCGTTCATGAAGCGCCGACCACGCAGCAGCACGTAACCCTTACCGGACAACGGTCCGGTCTTCGCCGGAGAACCAGGCAGGAAGTCGGTCACGGCGTGCACGATCGAGGAAGCCTTGTCTCGCACCGCCCCAAGCATGGAGCCAATGCCGTTGATGAAGCCTCGGATCAAATCCCGGCCCTTGTTGTAAAGCAGCTTTCCCAGGTTGCCCAGCGCACCAGAGATCCGGCCCGGGAGTCCACGCACCGTGTTGAGCAGCGAGTTGAGCTGGCCGACTGCAGCGTTCTTCGCGCTGGTGAAGGCGTTCTTGATGTAGGAGATGATGATTCGGACGCCGAGAATGAACGTCTTAACCCGACTGATTGCTCCGCTAACGATAGAGATAATCGCATTCCATACCGTCCGAGTCGTAGCTCGAATGGCGTTGAGAACTGCATTCCAGACAGCTCGTGCTGCGTTGATTCCTGCCGTGATGATGGCACGAGTGATGTTGATCTGGGCCTGGATGAAAGCAACGATGAAGTTGAATACCGCCACTGCGACGTTCTTGATCGCGGTGATTGCCGTCTTCACCCCATTGAAGATGGCAGTCCAGATGGTGACTGTCGTCTTCCACAAGAACTTGTAGTAGTTGATGATGAAGTCGATTACTGCCTTGATAATCGGCCAGGCTGTGTTCATGAACCAATCGGCTACGGCCTTGATAGCGATCTTGATGGCAGCCCACACCGCGAGTACGATCGTGCGGAACGTCTCACTGTGCTTCCATAGCAGAACGATGCCAGCGATCAGCGCACCGACAGCTACCACTACAAGGCCGATTGGGTTAGCTGATAGGGCCGCATTCAAGAGCCATTGCACGGCTGTCCAGGCGATTACAGCAGCTCGAGCGGCAAAGAATACGACATTGGCTGCCAGGATAGCCACTCGGTTAGCGATAACGGCAGCTGTGCTGGCAACCCAGGACGCTACCATCTGGCCAGCCATCAAAGCGGCTACCGCAACACCAGCCGCGCGGTTAGCCACCATTGCAGCAGTACTGGCGACCCAGGCCGCTACCATTCGGACACCAACAACGGCTTGAAGTGCGAGATACTGCACTTTAGTCGCAACAGCAGCAGCCGCATTCGCTATCCAGGCTGCGGTATTCCTGACAATCTTCGATTGGAGAACATCCTGAACAGCAGACACGACTTTAGCTGCGGCAGCATAGACCTTGTACGCGCCAGCAAGAGCCACCACCGCGCCAGCCACCGGACCGAGCCAAGACATGTTGTCACTGAGGAATTGGGCCAGCTTGAGAAGCAGCGGAGCAAGGGCATTGATTGCGGGGACTAGAACACCGGTCAACTGTCCCGCAAGCTGAGTAATTGCCGGAGCCAGCGCGATGATCGCCGGAGTCAGTGCTTGTAGCAACGCCAGGAAGACTTGGCCCGCGCCAGTCCCGATCGCCTGCAACGCCTGCCCGATCGAAGTGAGAACCTGCGTGCCTTGCGCGGTTTGCAGGAACGCGGCGAACTGAGAGACCAAGTTACCGATCACGCCGACAGCATTACCACCATCTCCGATCAGTATGCTGAACAAAGCCTTTGCGATGGTCCCAACGTCTTTGAGGAATCCACCCAGGGACTGGAGGATCGGTAGGGCCGTAGCAAAGACCTTGTCCAAGTCGATGTTGTTAAGGAAGATGGCAAACTTGGCGAGCGCATTGGCCACCTGACCACCGATGATCCCCCCGAACTTCGATCCTTGCGCTGCCAGGCCGATGAAGCCAGTCACCACTGGACCGAGCGAGCGCCGGATCTGGAGCAGGAATGCATTCACCCCGGAGAGGATCGTCCGCAAACCTTCGATGTTGCGGGAGTTCGTAGCGGTCTTTACCACATTCTGAGCGATCTGACCCATCGCAAAAGCTACGCCTCGAGCTTGCGCGGTAAGCGAGACTAGACGCTTGATGATCGTTGATACCGCTCCAGCTGCCCCCTGGAAGAACGCGTCTTGGATGCCATTCTTGGCCTCCTTCAGTGCAGGAACAGACGCACGAACGGCCTTGGCGAATGCTTGCGCATTGGGAGACAGCTTCTTTAGTGCTTCGTCAAATTTGGCAGCGTCTCCACCTGCCGCTTTCAACGCATCACCGACGCCAGAAACGGCGATCTTGGCAACAGCGAATGCCGAGGCGAACGACAGGATTACCGCCGGAGCAGCGGCAAGTCCAGCACCAACGAGGGGCCCGATGGCTGCGAGAGCACCTACCAGCAGATGCGCACTCCCCGTCACCAGGTTGATCGCTCCGCCAACCTTGAGAAAGCCTTTGGTGAAAGAGGAAAATGCACCCAGCACCTTGGAACTGGCTTTGTCGATCCCGCCCAGTTCCTTCTTTGCCTTCTCGGTGTCTCGGACTGCTCGAACGATCCCAGCGCCATCATAGTCAATCTCGATGGTGCCCCGGATCGTCCCGAGCGTGTGGTTAGCCATCAGGTCACCCGCTTACCGATCGGAATCGTTGCTTCTGCTCCGACAATTCAACGCCTAGGTATTCGTCCAATACGCGCTGGCGAGCACGGTTATGGGCTTGGTCTTTCGCACTACTCGGAAGACGATTCTCGGCCTCATCCATCGCGTTCTCGATGGTAGTTCCAAAGGTAAAGATCGCACGGTCCGTGCAAAAAGCAACCCAGGGATCGGAAGCGCCAAGAAGTGCGGACGGGCGGCAATGCAGCTTAGTCGCCATGTTCCACACCTCCCAGATCAGCCGTGGATCACTCGCGAAAGGCAAGCATCGATCCGAGACCGCCAGCCGCCCAGTCGAAAAGCCACATCTTGTCGGCCAGGTCGATCTGGTCAGTAAAGACGATCATCACATCAGGGTTCTCCTGGTGCATTTCCTCGCGCTGCTCCTCCGTCAGCTTCTTCGTGACGGTGGTCTTGCCAACGGTGGTCTCCATGTAGTGGAGCTTGACGGCCGGGGAGACGACGATGTGAGGAACGATCTTATCCACCATGGCGATCATCTCGGAGACCGCCTTGGGGTCCTTCATCAGCGAAGGAATATCGATCTCTGATTCCGCATTCTTCGGCGGAGTCGGGCCCTTCTTGGCCTTGGCCTTGGGCTTGGCGAGATGCTTCGACACGAGAGCGGTCACCGCGTCGGCCTCAGCCAGTAGTCCAGCCTGAATCATGGCCTCAATGGACATCTTCTTGGCCCGGCAGGTCTGGCCACTCGGTGTGGTCACTTCCTGCTCCTGGCCGTCCGGAGTAGTCGAAGACCAGACAGAATTGGGTGCGAAGTTGTCGGAGGGCATCGAGTGCTCCTAATATCCGTGAGAAGGATCAGACGTAGGTGTATGTGGAGAACGCGCCGGTTGCGGAAGATCCGGAAGCGTTGGTGATGACGACGTTGGCCGCGCCAGCCGCGTGAGCGGGCGTGATGAGGGTGAGCTGATACGGGCTGTTGACCTCGAAGTCAGTAGCGTTGGTACCGCCGACCGTGACAGTCGTGATGCCTGTGAAGCCGTACCCGGTGACGATGACGATCTCTCCACCAGCAGTCGTGCCACCCGTGTCCGACAGCGAGTAGACCACCGGAGCAGCGGGGGTGTCCAGCGCCGGAGCCGTGATACTGCCCGAGGTCTCCCGATACACGAAATCGTAGACCGAGTCATTGATCTCGGTGGCGTTCACTAGCCCCGACACGAGGCACGGGAAGCCGATGCCGGACACAGACGGAATGAAGAACTCACCGTCGCCCAGCTCGCCTTCGACGTTGCCCGTGGAGCGGCAGCGCCAAACACAGGACTGGAAGTCTCCGCCGTTGTCGTTGATCGCCTGCCCAATCGTGGTGAAGAATGGGCGTACGTCCAACGACTTCTTGCGGAACCGACGAACCTGGTTCGGCGAGATTCCGGAGTCGATGACCACACCACCGGCGATGATCGCGTAGGCGTCAAAGGAGATGCCGCCCGATTCGATCTCCCACTCGACCGACGCGCCCTTGCCATGCGAGGTCTGAAGCTTGTCGTCACCGCGCAAGTCCTCGTAGTCCTCGGTGTCGTTGAACGAGAACGTCCGAGCGACCGGCAGGTCCGTGAGCTGAGTGCCGAAAGTCGTTGCCGCCAGCGTCGGGTACTTGATGAGCTGAACGTCCCGCAGTCCATACGGGAGTGCGTTTCCCAGAGGCATTACTGTGTCCCTCCCTCAGGAGATTGATACCGGCGGGTAGCCAGCAGTTTTCCAGTACTCGTGCTGAATTGGTGCAGCACCACCACTCCACTCCGTTTCCCACAGAAGCGTGACGGGCAGACGACCTCAATCACGCCTTCATCGACCGAAGGCATGGCTACCTCCCCAAACTTCTTGTTGGGACACCGGAGTTCGAGCATCAGTGAACCGTGGTCCCCGGAGCGTCGGAACCACCGCCGGAGCCGGTATGCGCTCCGGTTGTCGTGGGAGCCGCCCCACCCGGTGCCACAGAGGGCCCTGAGTTGTCCGCAGAGGCGTTATCCGGCCCGTTCGCCAGAGCCAACACGTCCACCGGGTTCTCGGTGACCTGATCGAGCGCTGAGGGGGTCATGTCGTCCTGCTGCGGCTTCGGAACAAACTCCTCCTGATCGTCACCCTCACCCGTGATGACGAACTCGGGGTCGTTCTCGATGCCCTTTCGGATCTGGTCCTCGGTGAGCGCGTCCAGCGGCACGGCAAAGCCATTCCGGGCCGACCACACCACCGTGTCACCGGTCAAGCCCACCGACCGCCAGTCCTGCGTGGTGATCTGCCGCACGTGGGCCAGGCCGATGTAGCGTACGTAGCGCATAGTTCCTTTCCCTCCTACTGGCCCGAGCCCACAAGCGTAAAGCTAGTGTTTCGAGCGATTGTCCTGTGACCATCGTCGGTCAGGTCTTCGCTGTCACCTTCCCACCGTGCACCTTGCAACCAGCCTTGTGTATCTTGGCTAGGAACGAGGGACGGAATCAAGGACCGGAGACGAAGAATGATGGCGTCTATCTTCGTATAATCTCCGGGCTTGTCGTGCACCCATATTACGAGGGATCTCCGCGTTGAGACGTCTAGTCCCACGCTGTTAACTCCCCATCGCAATTGAAGAAACGGCCGGTCTTGGGGCGTGTCCACATCCACCGCGAAAGAATCCGCACCGGTGATTCCTAGGCTGTTCAGCGTCGGATCGGTGATGATCGCCTGATAGATGAGCGTCCTCATGCTGCCACCGCCCGATTGATAGCCGAAGCCAAGTCCGCAGCCATAAGCGGAGCAATGTGCACCATCGTGGGTCCGATGATGGCGTACTTACCTGACCACCGGACTTCGAGCCAGAACGTATAGGGCATCGTGCCGTAGATTGTCAGTTCATGCTTGACCATCGGCTCTTTATCATGCTGCGCGAAGAGTCCTGCCCTCGCATTGCCGGTATTGTCGTGCCAAGGCGCATTGGTCCTCGCGTACGTTTCTGCCTCGGGCTCGTATCGATCGAAGACTAGATCTACCGCAGCGTCAATCTTCGGCAGGAGCTCTTGCAACCCCGGAGTCAACGAGTCAAAGACAAACGTTCCCTTACGACGCGCCATCATGGCCTCGCTGACCGGGGGATGTGCCGGAAGACGAACGCCTTAGTCATGTAGCCCCACCCCTCGGTAAAGCCGATCACGTCGAAGCGAGTCCCTGCCTCATCCAACCAGTAGTCTCCCACCTCGATCTGCATGTCGTGTGGTCCGATGAGGTGGTAATCAGCAACACGTTCCACACCCGCTACGGTAATGGTCGGACGCTGGTCGTAAGCCAGTAGGGATAACTTGAACGTTTGCGCAGGGCGAGGCGTACCGTTGACTTCCTGAAAGCCACCGTTTTGCTGAGCAGCGCGAGTAAGTGGGATGAGCTGCGCGGTAGTGGGGTCATCCGCAATGAATGCTGCGGTAACCTTGCGCTGCGCATCCAAGTAACTCATACCCGCTCGACTCCCACCGTGTAAGACTTGGAGTGCCCGGTCTCCTCTACGGAAGTGTTGGACGCGTCGGCCATGCCCAGATACGCGTCACGAAGCTTGCTCAGGGCCCGGCTAGAGCCCGATTCGGTGGTGTCCACCAGTCCGGCCACCGCAGCGGCTTTCTCGCGCCACACTTGCCGTACGGCTGGCTCCATGCCCAAGTCGTCGATCATGCCGCCAACGAGTGAGTCCGTATAGGTAGCGTCATCGGGACTGAGATCAGTCATTCGGCGGAGCGTTGCAATTTCGGTTTCTGAGGCCATCGGTGGTCACCTCCCAAACTCTGAGATGATCCCATCATATAACATACCCCGAACTCGTGAACTCGCAGAGAAGCCCGACAGCGCGGGAGACTGCCGGGCTTCTCTATTCCTGCACCCGAGAGGTTAGCTCTCGTCCTCGGGATTATCGGCGTCCCAGAGGCGGAGTCCCTTGATGAGGTCCGCCTTCGTGACGTTGCCGTTCGCTCCGGTCCCGACGACCTCCACATCCGAGGTGTCCGGGATCGCGTTCCGGTTGCCCACCTCGGCCTCGAGATCGGCCTTCGACCACGAGTCGTAGTCGTCCTCCGGTCCCGCGTCCTGGGGGTCGGCCTGAGTCGGGTCCACCTGCTTGGGACCGTCCCCGGTGTCCGCCGGAGTGGAAGCCGACGAAGACGCGTCCAGAGCCGACCGCGTCACGGTGTCCTCCGGCGTCTCCGCGTCCGGAACCTCGGCATCGAACTGCGCCTGGTGGTTGGCGAGCTGCTCTTCCGACATGAAGCCCGCGTTGCGAAGCCAGGCGATGTCCTCGTCGGAGAGTTTCTGCTCCCAGTTGATCTTCCGCATCGGTCAGTCCTCCGATCAGGCGTAGATCGTCGGGACGGTATAGGTACCGGACGACGACAGTTGCATGATGATCGCGCCACCACGCTGCCGGACGCCGGTACCGAAGCCCGTGACCCAGTACGAGTCGATCAGCGGGTAATCCGGGTTCCGGCCCTTGACGAGCCGCAGTCCACGCAGATTGGTATTTGCGTGCTGCCGCAGGCCGATCGGGTTCTGGAGGTTGTCCGGTCCGCCGGTCGCGAAGCTCGCCAGATAGTCGGTCGGCATGTAGTCGTCCACCACGATCAGCAGCGGGCCGTAGTTGCCGATGACGGTCAGACCACCCAGGGTTCCGGGCACCTGCGACTGACCGAAGACCTGAGTGGTCTGGGGCAGGATCTGACCGGGTTGCGGAGCCGCCGGAACGAAGTCATACCGGCCGTAGTTGCCGCCGACCGCCTGCACCGCGTTGACCGCCGACCGGAAGTTCCGGATCTGGTTGCCCAGGGCGGTGTTGACCATCACGACGAGCGTGTAGCCGTTCTCCTGAGAGTAGCCGTGGCTCGTGAAGTCGTCGATGATCATCGTGTCGAGGTCCTGGGCCTCGAGCACGGAGTTGGCACCAGAGGTCTTGTAGTGCGTGTGGCTGCCGGTGAACGTGTTGTTCTTGTACGCAGGCGGGACGGTACCGTCGGCGTTATAGAACTTGTAGACGTTGTAGTTGTTGCCGTTGATCGTCGCGGTGAGGTTGGTCGGGTTGAAGAGGCACTTGAGCACCTGGTTGAGCAGGAGCCGCCAGTAGGCCTCGACCGCCGCGTTACCGACCGAGTCGATCATCGCCGTGGTCGCGTCGGCCAGGTACTGCCAGGTGTACCGCGAGCCGAGGTCATACCACTTGAACGTGTAGCCCATCTGGAAGTACGTGGGCTGGATGCGGCTGCCGACCGGCAGGCCGAATTCCGAGGCCTCCTCGAAGTCGACACCCTGGCCCGGCTGAGTCACGGTCTCGACGATGTTGGAGACACCGAAGGTGAGGAAGTTGATGATGTTCTGACGCGGCTGGTTCACGGCGTTGAGAAGCGCCATGAAGTTTGCCCAGATGTCGTTCAGGTCAGTGCCATCAGCCGCTCGCGTGACGACATCCGCAGCGGTGTGGAACCCGTTCCGGTTGGCACCACCGGCGATGCCAGGCAGGATGCCCAGCGACCGAAGATCGACCAGCTCGTGACCGGGCATCGCCTTGCCGGAGACCAGGCCGGGCATGACCATGTTGGGGATGATGAGTCCCCGCTTGTTGTACTCCAGGGCTCGCGTGATGGTGTCCACCGAAGTCCCCTTCCTCAGCCCTGGAACGAGCCGCATCGGACCACGAGGCGCGTGGCCTCGACGGTCGTTCCGACATAGAAGACGTTGGTGCCCGCAGCGGGCGTACCCTGGGCCGCGAGACGGCTCGCCGTGGTGTCGAGGATGTACTTCGTCCCCGCCGTCGGAGTCGTGGCTCCCTGGATGTCGTTGGCATCCAGCTCCACGATCTCGCCGCTGGTCATCACGTCCACAATGTCACCCGCCGCCTTGGCCGAGGACAGACAAACCACACCGACGGCCGCTGCCGCCGTGGTGGCCTTGATGAGCTTGCCCGACCCATTGAGGGCGACCACGATCACCCGGTTGAGGTCCGAGACTCCCGACGGTCCCGAGGTGGCATTCCAAGCCGCATTCAGCGGCGCACGAAAGCCACCCGAATTGGGGGCATACTTGTCGATTCGGCTCACGTCCACTCCCTTCGTATTTGGGAACGTAGCCCTTTTGTTCTGCGATTCCGTTAGGCCACAGACCTTGCCGGAGAGTGAACGTCAGAACTTGTTGAGAACCGGAAACCGCTTCGCGAGCGCAGCTCGATTGGTGGTGGAGCCCGATCCCTTCCGCCTGCCGTTCTGAGTGCTTGCCGACCGACGAGTGGAGCGCGGCTCCTCTTCCTCATCTTCGTCGTCTTCGTCCTCGTCTTCGTCCTTCGTGGAGCGACGACCACGGGCCTTCTTGTCGTCCTCGATTTTCTTGACGAGGTGGGGCTTGCGCTTGGCGAGTTCACGAAGACCACGCCGGAGTTCGCGCGCATCCACGTTACCATCCTCGTCAACCGCGTCATCGAGAATGCCGGAGTTCAGAGCCAGGGTGAACGCGTCGGAAGGATCGACCCAGTCGACGACATTGGCTCGGAAGAAAGCTATCTGAGCCATCAGTTCTCGGTTGGTATCGGTCAGCTTCGTGATGGTCGATCGTGCCTCGGTCAAGTCACGCGACACGATCTCGTCGGGCTTCTTGCCCTCGTCCTCCTTGGCTCGCTTCAGCTCGGTCAGTTCCGCCTGAACCTTGCGAAGCTCGAGCCGGTATCGCTTAGCCTGTTGCGATGCCTTGCGAACACGTGAGTCCTCGTCGTCATCCGCGTCGTCGTCCTCGTCCGACTTGGATTTCTTGGACGACTTCCGGGACTTGGACTTGTCATCCTCTTCCTCATCCTCGGTGTCATCGTCCTCAGTGTCGTCCTCGTCGTCCTCGTCGTCGTCATCCCCCCGCGTGTACTCGGGGTCATCAGGGTCATCCGAAGATGCACCCATGACGGGCCACACCGCCGTGCCGTTCTTTAGGTAACCGAGAGGCGTCAACAACTCGCCGGTCTTGGGGTGACGCTTACCGGCCAGGTTCGCAGAACGCATGCCCGGCTTGGTGAGTCGCAGACTCATATTGGCTCCCTAAGCCTATTGTAATGCTTTCGAACTCCCACTTTACCACTTGTCGAGATCCGGCTAGATTGACCCCTGACCAAGCTTACGATTCTACTCTATGAACATGGGCCCTAACCCAAGTTCTACGAGCCAATAGTGAAGCAATAATCCGGTGGTTACCATCCTTGATGACTATCGCACCACTCGGAAGAATCGTGAGATTGGGAAGATTGTCATCTCCCCCCGGAATACCCTCTTTAAGGTAATGTCGTATACGAGACACAGAAGCTTTGTCTTGGTGTGACAACAAAACCCTGCCCGACAAGTCTATTTCCTCAATCGGGCCTTTCTTACGAATCTCACTCGGGGGAACCTTAGCATCTCGGGGTGACAAGCTATCAAAAAGGTCTTTAATGCCCACCGTGGACGCATCTAGCTGATCACCATCTTTGTATTTGGCCAACCTCTTCAGCCCCGCATCACTATCCCAGGTGCTCACGCTAACTGGGGTAACATCTCCAACCGGCTGACCAAGCCTTGCCAAGTTTTCCTGAGTACGTCGCGTAAGTTCGTCGTCGAAATCTCCGCGTTCCAACGCTTTCTTGAAATCATCTGAAGACATCATCACGTAAGTCAGATAACAGAAGCAATTGGGATGTGGCTTGTCCGGCACCTCGTCAGGATCGTATGGCTCGTGTGCGGCAAAGACATTGCACTCGTCCGGCACCTTGTGCGATCCCGACAGATTCCACTTGACCGCTTTCACCCCTGGGCGATTCGCTCCTTCTTTCTGGCGCTCGTGGAAGGCATTGTTGATCTCAGTGCGTGCGAGACGCATAGCCGAATATGAAGATCCACCCGGCGCTGTCGGGCTGACATACCGATAAACCTCTGCGGCAAGCTCCTTCGCCGAGAGATTCTGAATCAGTCCTTGCCTGATGATGTCAACGATCCGGCCATCGTCTAGTGCCCGATTCGAGTACACGCGCCTGGACAGCGCTCGAGCACGACGAGCAGCATCACTCTTCAGCCCGGACGCTCCGGCGGCCCTCAGAGACGCCACAAGGGCATCAGCGGCCCGTTCTGACAGTCCGGCATACGCAATGCGTTCCAACGTCTCTATGGCGTCCTCAGCGGCCTGTAATGAGTCCTTGATGGCCCGTTCCACCAGTGGGTTGATCCGCCGGACCCACATCGTCTGCACCAGAGCATTGATCGCAGCCAACGTCACGCGCAGCTGTGCAGCCCGAACCTCGCCACCGATCCCGACTGGCAAAGAAGCGATCCGTCGCTGGATCGCCTTGGCTGTTGCTTCAAGGATGCGCCGTAGTTCCGCCTCGGTGGTGGCCTGAACGATCGTATAGCGGCGGAACTCCGGACCCCTAGGCTGCGGAACCACCATTGTTCTGCCCGGTCTCCTGGTTCAACTGCGCCGTACCGAGCTGGGCTTCATTGCGGGCCTTGAACTCAGCGTCTGCCTTTGCTCCGATTCCATCGGGGAAGGAATATCCAAGCTTGGCCACTTCTTTCCGATAGAAGTCGGAATCGATAACCCCCCTGTCAAGCATGTCGTTTAGTTCGGTGAATCGCTGCACGCGGTCAACTGGGATCGCATCACCAGCCACGCAGACAACATCGACACCAGCGAAGTTGGATGACTCGTAAGCATCCATCCACATCATCATGATGTCGTGCCACATCTGCGTCTCGGTGTCGACCAGCAGTTGATTCTTCTCGCCAGCTTTGGCGAGCATCGGGCCGAGCTGGAGCTGAAGCGCTACGCCGGATTGAGCGACAGACACATCGACTGCACCGACAGCGATTTCTGGGGTACCAGAGACGTTGTAGAGAGCATCCCAGAGCCGATCGTAGTGCACTCCATAAACGTCAGCGATTCCCTGCGCACCGCCGAGCTTGTCAAAGCTCTTACCGTCGTGGTGGATGACTCGGCCAGGACCCATCAGCCAGTTGGTCGGCTTGTTGGTGTCCGGGTCTACCGGCCTGCTCGCGTCGGTGGCGTACATGCCCACACCCTGCAAGGCGGCAGTCAAGTCCTCGTCACTAACGGTCTGGTTGATTGCACCCATGATGCGCTCGAGACCACGGACCTCCGATGACCCGAAGGGATCTCCCGGCGTCTCCGTATTCTTGGTGTGGTACACCGGGAGTGCGGTGATCTGCTCGGGCAGTTCGGTCACGAGTTGGATGACAACCTCGGGAGCGATCGTGTCGTCCTCCCACTTGTCCACCTCGAAGAGACCTTCTTCAACGGTGATCCGGCCATTATCGGCCTTCCGGTACGTCAAGCGCCGGATACGGGGATCTCCCGCATCGTTGGTCGTAGGCTGCACCAGATGGCACCCGATCACCGTCTCGATGTCGTCCTCATCCGTGATGGGAAAGTACATGGAAGGGTCGAGCGCGCGCAAGGAAATCCGGCTGCCCTGGGGCTTATCGGGATCAGCAGTCACGTGCCAGATCGAGTCACCCCAGATCAAGCCGTATCGCTTCTTACCGTTGAACTTGCTCTTGTATCGCTCGCGCCGGATCAGGTCAGCGATGGCCAGCTGAGCCGCTACAACAGCATCGGCGCTCCCGCCAGCCACTCGAGGATCACTGATCGCTACGACCTGAAAGTCTGCCCCTAGGTAGCGATTTGTCGTGTCCACGATCGTACGCGTGGAGGGAATGTAGATGGGCTGCGAGTTACTGCCCCGGAGAGCCACCTTCAGGATATCCGGCACATTCCAATAGAGCTGCTCGTACAAGCGATAGGACTGCAAACGCTGCGCGTCCAAGTCGTCGGAGACGTACGCGGGCTTCTGCCCAAAGAACGCAGCCCCGGTGCTGTACGGGGTGAACTCCCCAGCCATTCCTCACCTCAGCCATTCATGTTAGCAGTGGAGACAAACGATCCACCGACACCGGTAGCACCAAAGTAACCACGGAAGAACCGGCCTAATGCCTCGACTCCGTGGTTATCTTTGTCGAGGGGATTCTCGGAATCTGACCGCTGCTGTTCTTTTTTGTGTTCGGGCCAACGATAACCCTCTCTCATT